GGCCGCTCCTGACTGCGTTGGTCCGGTGAAATTACTCACCAGTGTCAGTGATGTATTGCTGTTGACGGTCTTAACCGGGAGGGTGTAAGGAATACCGCCCACTGTAACGACAGCGAAATCACCGGCCTCCAGTTCTGTAGTAAATGCTGTTCCACTGCCGGAAACTGCAGCAGAGTTATTCGTAAGGGTGAGTGTTCCTGCGGACATAATGACTCCGGATATTATTCGATAGAATGAATTGATATTTTGTGAAGACGAAACTGAGGCTATAGATACTTCGATACATCAAGAACAATGGCTGCCCTTGCGTTATTGCTGTAACCAGCCTGAATCCATCCGCTACCGCCTGTAAAAATATATGCCTGGCTGTTCACTCTGGTGGTGCTCCCATTGAAATACGCTGAGAACCCGTTGGGTATCTGCACAATGTTCCCCCCCACGGTATTCCTCCAGTGAATAACGCCTGTCATTTGTGGGATTACGGCAAACCGTCCGTTCAGGGTTTTATCCAGCATTATCCCGGAATCAGTATCAGAGGCCGGATTACCCAAAGTCTGGACGTCCGTGAGTACCTTCATCTCGTTAGTGAAAACCAAATCCCCGGCAGCATTCCAGGATGCAAAGCCGTAATCTGGAAGCGTGGGGGTAAACTCAGTAAACAAAAAAACAGACAAAGTGAACGATGCAGCAAGGACACTGTTTGCCGTCACAACCAGATTATTATTTGCATCAACAGACGCCTTCAGGGCGCATGGCTGCGTCGTATAGGCAAACGGAATTACAGCCCCCCAGCTATTTGGCCTTGCCAGCGTTACGGTCGCGGTACTGTTGGTCGCGCTTAACTTCACAGAGTTAGCAGAACCTTTCGAGTGAAGCGATATGGGAACGGACTGTGGCGTTATAAAAGGGTTGCCTGCATCATTAACTATCATTATCCCGTAATCCATCAGGCTTTCTCCAGAAATACAACTACCTGGGTTTTGTCTGCCACATATACGTTAGTGCCGATGGAATTATCACCGGCACTCCCGATAACGACAGCATTGCCACTTACGCTGATTGTTCTTCGTCCTGCCTGATAATTATCAAATGATGGAGAAAGGCCGACCATATAGGCTAATTTAAATCCGGCAGGCACAGTAAATGAATATGAGCCTGATTTCTGACCATCATTTAAATCTATTTTTCCTACCAGGCTTATTGGTTTAACGCCGTAGTTATTTGGGACGCCACTGGCATCCCATGAAGCAAAACCATAATCAGACATTAGGCGCTACCCCCGTAAGCTTGCCTACCTGCACAAGCAACCGTCCTGTTGGCCCGGTAAAAGACAAATTATTGTCAGATTTCGATAAACACCACCCTCCCTGGTTGGTAACTTTGTACCCTTCAGACCATACAGAGCCTGAAATTTTGGCATTCGTAATGGCAGCATCCTTTATTTTCGCACTGGTAATACTCGCATTCTGAATAAACGCATCGCTGATAAACACCTGACCATTAACAACAGCAAACGGCGAATATTGCGTATCACTACTGCCACTCATAAGAACGAATTGATTGGCGTTAAACCCGGCGCGGGTGACTACCGGCTTACCCGCTTCTGCCAGCACTGCAATCGACATCCCGGCGTTATACATGACTCCGTTAATCCGGACTCCGGTTTTGAGAGTGTAAATCGCAGATGCTCCGGAGGCATCAACCACGGCGGTGAGCTTATCTTCCAGCGCGGCAGTCACATCATTGAACTGCGCCTGCACCTGCGTGGACATTTCAGCCATGGCCTTATCCACCTGCGCAATGGTCGTTTTAACCACCAGAATATCCGCGCGCACTTCGCCGTACTGCGCCCACTGGTGTTCCACCGTTCCATGGTTGGCCAGCGCATTCTGCAACGCAGCTTCCAGATTGGTATCAATGTCGCTTGTCAGGCGATCACCGTCGGCAGACGTCAGGAAGTCATCAGCAATATCTCCCAGGTAATCGTCAGCATTCGCATTGGATTCGCCACGAACCCAGTCTGTCCAGCCTGATTCATTACCCGTTCTGTCTACCAGCTGCGCGCGATACCAGAATTCCTGCCCCGCCTTCAGCCCCAGTTGGGTGTATTCGGCAGACGGATAAGGCACATCCGACAACAAAAGGGGATTTGAGAAATCACTGTTCGCGGTGTACTGAATTTCCGTTTTCAGCGTGTCCCCGGTGTTAGCCGGGAATCCCCAGTTCAGGCGAATCCCCCAGTTGATCGGCGTTGTCGCAAAGCCGACAGGTTTCGGTGGATTTCCCACCTTGCCCGTCAGCGTTTTCTCTTCGGAGTAGCCCCAGCCAGAGGAAATTTCAGCGGCATTAATGGCACGCACACGCACGAGGTAGCGCCCTGCATAAATACCCGATATATCAAATGAGGTGGTGGAGCTGCGCGGCACGTTTACCCAGTTACCATCATTGCGGCGCCACTGTGCCTCGTAGGCGATAGCATTCTGCGCCTGGTCCCAGCTCACACGCATGGTTTCGACGCTGATATTCTGCTGCACCACTGAAAACGAGCTGATCACAATGTTAGCCGGCGGCGACTGGTTACCAGGCGGGATTACACTCACGGGCCGCTGGTCAATGATGGCTCCGGTATCGATACGGGCATATTTATCCGGGTCATGCCATGCGCCGGTAATAGAGAAAGTGCCATCATCATTATCGGAGACGCTGACAACTCGATACTGCTGGGCGTAGAGTTCATCTGACTCAACCACCCATACACCTTCGGCCTGTGGTGTCTCACTGTATGCCGTGGTGACTGTGACTGATTCCCCGTTAATCGCCTGAATAGTTCTGCTCTGTGACGCACCGGAGGGAAGATTGAGAATAAGGCGATCGCCTGCTGATGCATCAGCTACGCGGTCAAGTTTAATCACGCGACCGTTAACAGCACTGATGCGGCCGCCCATAACTTTGCCGGACAGAAGCTCGTCTGACACGGCGATGATGTATCCCGGTTGCGGAATGTTTCCGTCCAGGCCAACATCAAATGAAACAATACGATCCTTGTTGTTGGTGAGAATACCCCAGCGCCCCTTTCGGTTCGCTTCTGATTGCCGGGTGCAGCCGATGGCTGTCATTTCCAGCTGATTAAATCCATACCGGGCCACCAGAGGCTGCTCAAACACCGGCTCCATCGCATCCGCATAGGCGTTACCAGGATCAGACCAGGAAACCAGCGCCGTGGTATACCGCGTTTTTGTCGTGCTGCTGGAATAGGTAAAGCGTCCGTCGATAACGTTAGCGCGGGTGTAAGCGTAATCCACATCTCTTGGCATATCGGCAAGCGCAACAATCTGATCACCGCCCCAGTACGTCATACCCCGGAATATAGCAGCAAAGTCACGCAGCACGGTGTAAGCGTCATTCCTGTCCTGAACATAGACGTTGCAGGTATAGCGTGGCTCTGTCCCGCTTCCACCCTTTCCATCCGGTACCGGCTGATCGCAATACTGCGATACCTGGTACAACGTCCATTTATCGATGTTGGCAGCAGTCAGGCGATTACCCAGACCAAAGCGATCTGTAATCACCAGATCGTAAAATATCCACGCCGGGTTATCGGTCCAGCCCCACTTAAACGCGCCCTGCCACGTGCCACTATAGGTCCGTGTTTCGGGATTATAATTATCAGGCACGCGGATCACGCGCCCGCGAGGTTCACAGGATATCTGTGGAATCGAACCATTGAACTGACTCGAGTCGAATTCGATGTACAGCAGCGCGGTGTTCGGATAGCGCAGCTTGGCATCAATCACCTCCGTGAAGCTTTGTAGCGTCATCGTGTCGCCAATCTTTGCGCTGTTTGCGTCAGCGGTAATCTTACGCAGTCGGATTGTCCAGGTGCTGCCAGCCTGCGGTAAATCAATACGGTGGCTGCGCTCATAACCAGACGTTGTTTTGCCGGTTACGCTGGTATTAAGAACGGTTTGCCAGGTCCCTCCATCAGTTTGCAGGTCTATTGCATAATTGATGGAATACCCTACCAGATCGCCGTTGTCCTCTTGCTTAAACAGAGAAGGCCATTTCAGTCGCAGGCGAACGGCTGAAAGTTGGGTGTTGGTGAAGGTACGCGTCCAGGCTGTTACGCTTGATACTTCAGTTCCAACGTTGATTTCGTTTTCGGTACCAGGAATACCCTGAATGTAATTTTGTGCCTGCGTTCCCGCGCGAAACTCCCACGTTACGCCGCTAAAGTTTTGGGAGCCGTCGGAGTTTTCCAGCGCCGTGCCATCCAGGTAGATATTTTTTCCGGTTAATTGCCCTGCAAATTCCCCTTCCCCAAGCGCAACGAGGATTTTGGCCTTCGCTACAGATTGCAGATCATCAGGCTGTTCGGTAGGGGTTCGTGAACTGGAACTGCCGCCCTTGCGGCCTTTAATCGGGGTTACTGTAGCCATATTGCACCCATAAAAAAAGCCACCATATGGTAGCCTGAAAGGAAGAATACTTTGGTTATTGCTGGTCTTCGACGTATATACCGGCAGAGATGATCGCCCCACCAATACGTCTGCGTCCGTATAGAAGCGGAACTGGATTACCCTGAGCAGCAGTGTTAGTTACACCACCAAATGCATACGATGCCCGATTTTCGGCATCCTGTTTGCTGGCTAGTCCTGCTGGCTGTGGCGAAAGCATTTGAACAACTCCACCTGCAACCAAAGAAATACCTGCTGTAGCCACGTAATATTGCTGTGTTACAACCCCAACAACGACCAGAGCAGCCCCAAGAATAGTTTGTAATAACCCTGCTTTTTTACTCCCAATAATTACAGGTACTATCCGTATAACCTCTCCTGTAACAGGATAACCAAGGTCACCCTCACCAATGTTTTTTTCCCCTTTAAATATGGCGTAAGTAAGCCCACGTTGTTTACTGGAGAGCATATATTTTCGAAAACCATCTATGGTAGCTGAAAGAGCAACACCAGCCTCCTGCACATTGCTAATCAGTCGATGATGGGTCTTACCATAAATTTTCCCCAGTTCTCCACCGAGTTCGATACGAGTCATTACTTCAGTCATTTGAACCTCTAAAAGCAAAAAACCCCGCCGTAGCGAGGTTTTGAAGAATATTAATTTGGTCAGAATGCCGTTGGGTGAATGCCAAAGTCGCCATTTGTTCCATAACCAATTCGGTACATCAAGGTGGCACTTTCAGTTACCTTGCCTGACTGTTCACTCATACCACCACCACATACACCTTTGGGCCATGCACTAAAGATATGGTCACCTAATTTAGGGTAAACCGTTACCTTTTCAGCTGTATCTAAGTCCGCAACTTCTTTCCCATCTACATAGACACGAGTCAAACATGCGCTACCCATAAATCCAGAATCCCTCTTGATAATAACCTTCCCTGTCCCATCATTTTTAACCAACATCGTATTGTCGATAATTTGTTTGGCGGGAACATCTTTTGCCTGCTCATTTGTTACCGGCTTAGTGGCGCAGCCAACCATCATAACTGCAAGTAGAATTATTCCTCTCTTCATATCCCTATCCCTTTGAGTCAATTTGCTAAAATGGTAACAGGGAAAAGACAGCGACAAAACCCGCAGTTAAGCGGGTTGTGAGTAATACGATGAATACTTGAACTGTTGATCAGGCCACGCTAGCCCCTTGGAGCAAATGCCGTAAAGCCTTGACGCCTTCAGAGTTGTAGCGAAACGCCTCAACCTGTTTATCGGAATGTTTCGACTTGTCGAGGAAGAATTTCCCGTATTGCTCTGTTTTCAGATTGTGCTTGTTTGCCAAGCGACCAACCTTATTGGCAGAACAGCCGATCTCAGCAGCAACTTCGCCAGCTGTGGAGTAGTGTTCATCAATCAACGGCAAAGGCATGACCTCGTGGCCAAGCAGCGGATTAACGAGCGTTGCAACGATCACCTGGTTGGCTGATTCACCAAGTCTCGGGAACATTGACATCAACTCGCGAGCCGAGGCGATATTTTTCTCCAGCGCCAGAGCTTTCAACTGCTCCGCCTTTGCACGTCGGTATTCAGGAAGACCCGAGCTATTTTGCGCTGAAATCTGGATAGCCTGCATATCTTCCAACTTATCAACCAGAGAACGTCGAACTGCTTTCGATTCACGAGCTGCTACGCGGAGGGCTTGCTTGATAGACATTGTAATTACTTCAATGTCTTGACCATTTTTACGACCTACACTTTTTGTGTAGGTCTCACCATCAAGCTCATCGACAACTTTCTCAATGAACTTGTTATTTCGGACAACCGGCTCACCGCACTGCTTTCGCGCGGCATTCACCATCTCCAGCAGGTACTGACTGTCAATGGTTTTCTCGGTGACAACGCTATCCTTTGATGCTAAATTTAATGAAGTCATTAAGTGGTCCTTATGACGGTTTCATGGATAGCCGATAGCTCGAACTATCGGCTTTTCTTTTTGCATTTAAGCAAATTCAATAAATCCTCGGTCGTTCTCCCTGTTGTAGTTGTTGATCAGCATATTCCTTAATCATGTATATGAAGGCCGCCCCATCATTAAAACGATCATGAAGGCGACCAGCCAAAGGTGACTCTATTGCCCTCAAAGCTGGTTCTATCTGGTTAAACCATGCTTCACACATAACCTCGAAATAATCGAACATTGCATTTGCATTGTGGGCGTGGATTTCACGATCGCTGAGCATCTTTGTTGCTGGAATGTTTATAGACACCTCACGATCCAGAATATCTAACACCCAGCGTCGGAATTCTTTAGCAACTGGAGTTCTGGCAAACATAGCGACCATGTGTGCGCCACGTAGAGAAAAAACTCGAGTTTCCTGATGCCCACAAGGGGTGGTCAACTTGACCACCCTCGACATTTTTTCTGAGAATTCATCAAGATGCCGAGCATAAATTCTCTGCACAGCCTTTTCGTCTGCATACTGCAGCGCGTATCCGATTTGATTAGCTGTAAACCAAATACCATCAAACTCGGATAAGGGCTGCAGTGAAATGCCATGGAAGTTAAGTTCTCCATTAGTTACACTACTCATGTTAGTTTCCTTGCATAGGGCTACTGACATAGAGACCTGGTTCGTGTTCGCGCACTTCCAGGTCTCGCCTCTTTTATCGGATAACCACATCACCTTTCTCCTCAAGCATTTGCAGTAATTTCAAGCGGTAAATAATCTCACTATGAAGCGTACGCATAGTCGTACCAGCTGAGTTTTCAATCCATTGCCTGTTTTCTGGAGGTAGGCGAAGTTGGATAGGGTTGATAGTTTTAACTTCTTTATTCATCATGTAACCTCTAGTTAGTTCAACACAGAGCTTCATATTAACTCTTCTTCATGTAAGATCAAGAGATTCATTGAACTCAAATACAACAAAGATGATAAAAGATGATATTTGATGAACTTTTTGCTCAGAGAGTTTCTACTCATCGGGCTGGTTATGGATTTACACAGGCTCAACTTGCAGAAAAAGTTGGCGTGACTCCAAGACAGATTGCTGCATACGAAGGAGGTCAATCAAAACCACGACCTGCTGTGTTAATGAGATTGGCTAAAGCATTTGGAGTTAGCCCTGAATTTCTTGCAGGTGGCAGCGGCATTTATGAAGATCAAAGTGCTAAAGGGGTGAAGGTCAAAATCAGCGAGTCCCTTACAGGTATGCATGACCCAAAATTCAAAAGTAATATTCCTTTGATTTCGAAAGAATCCATAGCTGATTGGCTGAATAGCGCCAAGCATGATGAGGTTAAAGTTTTTTCACGACATTACTCCCATTTGCCTATATCCAACCTAGCTTTTGCATTAATTATTGATGAGCCATCCATGGCCGCATCTGACGCCTTTGGGTTTGGCATTCCGCGTAAATCACTTGTGGTATTTGAGCCATGCATTGATGCGGAAGATCAGGATTTTGTTCTAGCCCTGATGCCTGATGGAGGCACTCTTTTCCGTCAATATTTTTCCGGTTATAGCGGAGGGGCACTGCATGCTCTTGATGCTAGATACTCGCCAGAAAAGTTAGGAGACTATGTCGATGAAGATAACAACGCCCCCATGCTTATTCCTGCAATATCATATGAAGCATATTTCCCCGCGTCGGAACGACTTCAAGAATTATGATTTTCTGTTAAAGAGCATCTACAAATGAAATTAAACAATTTATAAAATTCCTTGTCAAATCAGCATGTAACAGTTATCTGTTACAATTTTCATTCATGAAATGCAGTGAATAGATATGACCATGAAAACTAGAGTGAATAAATTTTCAAGCTAACTCCAAGTTCATGACCCACCTCACACTTTCGTTTGCAATGCTGCTCGATGAACCTTTTGGCAGCATTTACGGCACTCCTCCAAATCGAAGTATCTTCATTGTCCGTTCCTGCCAGTAGCCACCATACGGCACGCGCTGGCTCAGATGCCCATAAAGATGATGTAGTAGCATGTTACCTTCTAACAGGATGCCGGCATGGTTCCACTTGTTGGCCTGGACCTGCATGATAACCATATCACCGGGCTGCGGTGCCCCGCTGAATTCACGGAATCCGCATTCATACCAGCAATCGTGGTAGAAGTTTTCGGGGTAACTGTCTTCCCACCAGGGATAATCGACGCGGTAATCCATCAGTTCTATACCATACGTCTGCCTGAAGTAGCTCATCACCAGCCCCCAGCAATCGAAATGGCCGAGCACGAACGGACGTTCCAGCAGCGGTAACTCGCCGCGCGGCTGAATGGTGCGCAGATCCCCCTCCGGCCAGCTGACGATGTGCCACGGAAGTAACGTAGCGTCACACTGTGCCTTATCCAGTTCGCTCGCCTGCGTCGTGGCATCCGGGTGGCTGTGGACAATGGCAATCACTGTTCCCCAGTCTTCGGCAGCGGCGTAATCCTCCGGTGACAGGTGGAAATGCTCTGTCGGATCGGTTGCCTGATTGCGGCAGGGAAAATACCGCTGCACTCTGCTTTTTTGCACCACTACGCCGCAGCATTCGCGCGGATATTCAGCAGCAGCATGCGCCATAATGGCGTCGATAATTTTCTGACGCATATCAGCTCCTGATCAGGGATGTGCCAGGGAAACCACCGAACGGCAACTCGTTCCCCTCGCCATGTCGCAACTTGCACGCAGTGAGTGTACCGGGGCATTCATCGAGCGACGGATCGTTAACCGGATTATTGTGCTTGTCGAAATAACGCGTCCCGGCATAGTCGCATCCATCACCGGAGCGGTATTTGTTTCGGATACACCAGGTACAAAGCGAATGTAGCTGGCGCGTCGGGATCATCAACCCCTGCAGGTCCATTGGACTGGACAACGTAAACGCCACCACCTCGTTGGTTTCAGTGCTCTTGGCGTCGATGTAAAACACCTTCAGCTTTTCCTGCTGAGGATCCGCCGACGGGTTGCCCCCCGGATAGTTTTTCGCATCCAGATACTGCGCCAGCGTGTCATGAACAGTAACCTTTGCCTGCAGCAGGTCATCATAAGCAAGACACAACGCCGTAATGGAACTGTCCAGGTTAGCGACCGAGAGCGTTGGCTGCGCGCTGGTCCCGTCGGTCGCCGTCTCAATACCCTCTATCTGACAAGGCCAGGCTTTATATTCCTGCCCTTGCCACCAGATCGATTTTGCCGGTAGCTTATTTTCATCTCCACCAGCAGCGGCGATTTCATCGGCAGTGTGGGCAATATTGTGGGCGTGGAAGCGAAGAACGTCGGAAACACCAAATGCGGTGCCATCGACATCAAAAAGCCGGACAACATTGCCCGGCTCAAGTTTCTGATAATCACTGTTTAAGCTCATGGTGCAAATGCCTGTTCAAACGTGGCCGAAACGGTTTCCACCGTTTTACTTTTGGTGACGCGCTGCAGGCTGTCTGCCTCAACGCGCCACAGCGCAAGATCACCGCCTGGCGGGGCAAACGAAAATGATTTCGTCTTATGGCGCCGCAGGAAAGCATAAATATCCCGGACGGTTTGCGGTTCGCCGGTAAATGAAAACTCATAACTGAGCGTTTCATCATTCAGCCCGGCACCTGACACCTGCTTATAGCCATCACCAAACTGCGCCGTACGGACGGTATCCTTACTTTTCAGGGTCGGCTGGCTGGATGCTTTAATCCGCCATGCAAAATGCTCGATCGCCATAGCTTACCTCTGTTTTGTTGCATTCCAGATGATGCCGCCGGGCCGGACTTCTCTGGTGATACCTTCCCTGATGGAACTTTTGATCACCTGCTGATAGGCTTTCCCCAGCGCATCGCCGCTTCCTTTCTGTTGACCAGAATCCCCCTGGCCTGTTGTAACCGAAACCGGCGCATACACGCTGACGCCAAAAGGAGAAGCAACGCCACCGCCACTCCCCCCGACCAGTCCGCCAGTCGCATAACCGCGCATCATGCGATAAAGGTTGCCAACACCGATTCGGTTGGTGGCTTCCTGCGTAAAGACAAACTCTCCACGGTGCACCACACCTGCAGGCTCATACTTGCCGCCGGACCCGGTATAACCACCACCAGCAAAGCCCAGCGCTGACGTGGCAGAACTGACCAGGCCAGCCATAGCCTGCTTCATCAGGATCTGCGTCAGCATCGACAACGTGGAACGGGTGAAATCTGCCCAGTTTGCTTTCCCTGTCGTCAGCATATCGGCCATATTCTGGCTGATACCATCGAATGTGGCTGAAGCAGCGGACTTCATCGAACCATAGGCATCAGCCGCTGAATCGGCATAGTCAGCCCACGCTGATTTCGCCCCGGCCTGCCAGTTGCCGCGGAGCTCGTCCTGTGCGGCATAATATTTCTTCAGTGCATCCAGTTCGTTCTGATAACCCTGATCGGTGTCCGTACCGCCGGCATTCATCCAGCCCTGCCGTAGCTGTGCCTCTTCGTTTTGCCGCTGCGCGCCGCGACTGCTCATGCTGCCCCCGGCCACCAGCGCTCTGGTTTTCTCCCCAATCTGAGTAACGTACTTCTGCGAGCTGTCCTGAAGGCGGTTTAACCGTTCCTGGGCAACAATCTGATCGCCAAGCCGGGCATTCACTTCGGCCCGCGCCAGTACCTCGTCTTTGTTCGCCAGCACCGATTTTTCATCGGTGGTCAACGTACGCTTTTTGGCGGCCTCTTCAAGCACCGAAAAGCGGGATTGTTGTTTCCACAGTTCCTGCCGCTGCTGGCTGATAGTATCCGTGATGCTCTTATGCTCCTGCTGAGTGCGTAACTGCGCCTCCAGCTCCAGCGTCTGCGCGCTGGCTGCATCGACACTTTTCACGCCTGCTGGCGTTTTCACTGCTGACGGTCTTTTAGGCTTCTTCAGCGAGTCGTCGTATTCCTTCTTAGCGGCTGCCATCAGAATGTTGTAATCAGCCTGGAGGATACGGCCGTCTTTGATGGCCTGATTATATTCTTTCTGTTTTGCCGTAAATTTATCCAAAGCTGATTCGGTCTTTGAATATGCAGCCTGCGCCTGCGCGGCATACTTCTGGCGGTCAGATTCAATCACCGCCTCGCGGGCGGCGTTATCCTCCGTTGCCTTTGCCACACTGGCCTGCTGCTGCGCCATTTCCAGTGCAAGGCGGGCAGACTCCCGATCATTCCAGTAGCTGGCACGCGCATCGTCATTGACATAACGATCGCCTTTACGCAGATTCCAGATTTCATCTGCCCGCTTAAAAGCCGCTTCAGCTTTGGCAACAATCTCCTGCGTGGTGTCAGGCCTTCCGATATCGAGCGCCGCATCCCACATCGATTTAAAAGCGCGCTTCAGGCTGTCGGCAGCAGTCTCAATCGACCCCATATTGTCGCGCAGGCTCTTTGTCTGCTCGCGAAAACCGTTCGTCGCCGCATCATTAGCTGCCTGCAGCGCCCCGGCTTCATCACCAGCACGCTGCAGTTGCGCCACATAAGCAATCTGTTCCGAGGTAACGTTGTGGAACTGTTGCGCCATAGCAATAAGACCAGAGGTCGGATCGTTCGTCAGTTTGCCGAATGCCGCTGCCACCTTATCGACCGGCACACCCGACGCATCGGTGAATTTCGCTACCGCCTGGCTCATCTCATCGAACCGGGCACCGGCACGCACTCCGGCGTTAACCAGCTCCGTCAGCGCACTGCTGGTCTGGTTAAACGTGAGTCCCGCCTGCTCGCCAGATTTCGCCAGCACCAGCATGCGGTTTGAGGTCAGCCCGGCAGTATTACCGGACAGAACCAGCGTTTTATTGAAATCAGACAGTGTGGACGAGCCCTGATACCAGGCGTAAACCACCGCGCCAGTGGCGGCAGCCAGCGCGCCAACCCCCACCATCACTGGCGATATGCTGCCCAGCAGCGCCCGAAAGGTCGGAATAATACCGCCGAAGGAGTCTTTCACCTGACCGCCCTGCTGCAGCAGGATAAGCCACGGACTCTGCCCACCGGCCAGCTGAGTGGCGATATCCGTAAACTGCGCAGGCAGCATACGCATCGCCGCGTTGTACTGACCTACAGAAATACCGGCCTTCTTCGCGGCGCTCTCCTGGCGGGTAAATGACTGCTGCACCTTCAGCGCTGAGTCATTCGCTGCGTCACCCGTCTGCTTAAACTGCCTTTTTACGTACTCCATCTGCTCGTTGAACTTTGACGAATTAACGTCAAGGTTAACGACCAGGTCACCCACTGCCGTCTGGGCCATAGCGAACACCTCCTGAAATGCCCTCGGCCTTTGCCATCAGCACAGCGTCACCGGGTTCATCGTCGGCAATATCCTCCGCAGAAGGTGAAAGAAGGCTGAAGCTGGCAGGGGTTGATGTGGTTTTGGGGTCAAGCGCGGTAATGACGATATGCATCAGCGAGGAAAAATGTGCATCCAGTTGCGCATCATTAAAAAAATTGTCCTGGTAGAACGTTCGCCAGTCGGCGTATTCCGTTGACGACATACCAGCAAGCATGGCGCGCCAGTCCGGGCGGCGAAATTCACGCGCCAGTTTCAGGACGAATGTCAGCTCACTGGCGAGGACTTTTCCAGACTGACCGGCTCAGTTACAGCAACATCCTCTGGATCATTCGCTTCCTGCAGCGGCACCATGCCGGACAGCAGCTTCACGCTGTACTCTGCAGCGGAAATAATCTCCAGTGGCCATGTCATCAGCACCTCATTCTGGATCTGTTCAACGTCTTCTTTCGGCGTTTTGTGCGTCCCTTTCAGGGGGTGGTCATGCCATAAAGACATGGCCACCAGCAGTGCGCCGGATTTAATCGTCATATCCATCGCCGCCTGCATGTCGGCATCGGTGATACTTTCCAGCGCCTTCAGGTGTTCAAGATGCTCAATACGCTGCAGTGCCGAGAGCTCGTAGAGCGTAACTGTATTACCGTTGCGTTCGAACGGCTCACTTTTTAGAAACATGGGTTACTCCAGAAAGCGGGGCCACAAGCCCCGGAGGTCAGGAAATGGTGACTTTACAGGTCGCGACAAACAGCCCGTCGTTGGTCATCACGATAATGTCGGCGGTTCCGGCGGCAATGCCGGTTACCGTGAGCACCGTACCGGCGACAGTCACCGTGGCTTTACCTGCATCTGTGGTGGTGGCCCGGAAAGATTGATCACTCGCGCTGGCTGGCGCCACGGTGACATTCAGCGTGGTGGTGGCAGCAACCGCAACGGTGGTGGTCGATTTATCCAGGCTGACGCCGGTTACGTCTATCACTGCAGCAGCGCTGTCTTCAGCAAGACCTGGCTTGCCGTTGTTACTGATTTTGACAGAACGGGTAATGGTGTCTTTTGCCGTCACCGTTTTACCCAGGCTGCTTACCCAGCCACGGAATACATCGATGGCGCCATTCGGGTATTTGATTTTGTACACCAGCACGGTACCGTCATCAAACCAGCGAACCAGATCCTGCTGCCCGCTCTCGGCAGGTTTCCAGGCCAGCGTAAAACTGGCCTCCCCCGCCGATTTCTGGCCCTGCGAAGTGGACGTCCAGTCAGCATCCGCATCATCCAGATAGGTGTCATCGTTTGATTCTGCGGTCAGTTCGCCGGGCTGCAGGTCTTTAATCTTCGCCAGGCGTGTCCAGTCAACATCCGATACCGGGTTGGCGAACGGGTTACCCGATCCGGAATAAATCCAGAGCGTGGTGGTGGCACCCTTTACCGGCGCCAGTGGGTTTGGTGTAGTCATTACGTCCTCACATTTCGTAGGTAATGGAATATTTCAAATCAGCCGAACTCCACAGCCCAAGATCATCATCGCGCTGGTAGTCATACCCTTGCTGCACCATGTTATTGATCAGCAGGGAAAGACCTGGCACATTGCCAAGCACCGGATAAATACGTGACTCCATCCAGTCATCGAGCTCGGAATCGGGTACCTGCGCTGGTAAAAAGATTTCGATATGCAGCGTGGCCTGCCAGATATCAGCATCCAGTTCTTCGCCGGTATACCCGGCATCCGTCAGGAAGACAGCGACCGCCGGAAAATCCCCCTCCTCCAGTACAGCTGGACGTCCGTCAAAATAGAGCGCGCCTTTACCAATATGGCTCTCCAGCGCATCAATAATGGCCTTTCTAATATCAGTGTGTTTCATCGTTTCAGAATCAGCCTGAGTTGGTTTTTAAGGGATGCCCGAAGTTCTTTAGGCATATCCGATTCCATGAGCTTCGGCAGCTCATCTTTAAATGCGGTCGTCAGTGGCGCTGCCAGTGGAATGCTGACCACTTCGATCGGATAGCGGGGTCTGGATGTCCGTCGCATCACATGCCAGCGACCATTTTCCAGCTGTTGAATAAAGGCCCCGGGGAAACGAAAAGGGCCAATACGCAACACACTATTGGCCCCTTTTTTGTCCCGTTTTCTGCGGGATAACCGTACGCTGGCGGTACCGAGCTTTATCGCGGGCAGATTGCCCCGGTTCACGCGGATCATTGCCATCGTCTTTTTCGCCGTGGCGCGTTTTATCCTCGCGCGTTGTTTTACCAACTTGCGTGGCACCCGTGTATCTTTCGAGACAACGGCAACGCTTCGGCTGACAGCCCGGGTGGCGACACGGTTAACAGCCTGCGCCGAGGCCCGCGGAACCGCCCTATTGCTGATGCTGTTCAGGTTTGCTATAGCCTGTTCAAGCCCTTTTAAAGACATAGTTTCCCCTTAACGGCACCGGGTTGCTGTGGGAGGAGAACCCGTACCAAGCCAGACATGGCAGGAGCCACAGTCATCAGGACCAATACGATCAACCCAGAAAGGTTTTCCGTTAATATCCAGCGTGTCCAGCCGCGCCAACTGCCCAATCGTTGCTGATTTCACAAACAACGAAGGGCTGGTCCCCTCGACACGGATGCCGGGTGTGGCGTAACCGATATTTTCCGGTTCATCGAAAACACCACTCAACGTGACGCCAGAAATCGCGCCGGACGTTACCGTTGCAGAAGTCCCCATAACCTGCCGGATAGTGTCATCGGCCTGTGTTATTGCAGCATCAAAAAGGTTATCGAAATCAGCCACACAGCCCCCTGCTAGTGCTCGCGGACCAGTCCAAGTGCAACCAGTCTGTCCGCATCCGCTTCTGTCACGCGGATCACGGTCCCCGCCTCCACAATAGATACCCGTTCCTCACGGGTCGCGTGCAGCGCCTCAATGTGCAGCGTGGCCAGCGTTTCGACGGCCATCAGCGCGTCATCTGTTCTGCCGCTTAATACAGTATCCACTGGCGGAACGGGTTCTGCGGCGCCGGTGGACGCGCTACCATCACTCACGCCACCATTTTCAACACTATCGGTATCCGTGCCGTCATTCAGTTCTTCCTCCAGCTCTGCAATGCGCATAGAGAGCTCCTGAATGGTGCCACTCGTATTCACTTCCCGACCAAGCTGCGCGCCAAGCTCATTAAGCCGCGCAATCAACTTTTCTTTTTCTGTCATAAGAACAACTCCGGAACAGGGCCCCGCAGGGCCACAGAATGGACATCAGGCGAGTTTGACAGACACGAACGCATCCGGGTCAGCCAGCAGCATCAGTGGTGCAGACTGGATCATGGTGAACTCACGCGCCGGATCGCCTGTCTGTACCCAGTTTTTCGGATAACGCGTGGAAGCGTTAATGCCTTCACGCTGGGCATCCACATCCTGAATGCAGCCGTAGGTGCGCAAGCCGCGGGCCTGGGTATTACCCAGCACCATGCTCAAATCCGGCAGGTAGTTCTTTTTGGTGTCGTCTTCAATGTATTGCCCGGAGTAGACGACAATGGCCACATCGCCATACATTCCCTTATAGGAGACCGCTTCACCCAGATCCTTCAGCGCCGTTTCCAGTTCAGAGTTAGAACCGCGACGGGTGTCGAGCTTCTCTTTTACCGCTTTGAATGAACGGAACAACGCCCAGCCCTTCGGATCAAAAACGATAATATTGACCACGCCGCTGGCGTTCAGCGCATAGGTTTCAATATCGTCAGTGGGGTCATAGGTTTCTTTGTCGCGGGTGCTCCATGCCGCAGCGCCTGCCTGGATGATGTTGTTTCCGGCACTGCGTCCCATATCCACCTCAACCGGTTCAAACGCTTCGCCGGTCATGGTGTATTTACCGTTGAGGACAGCAGCCACCGCCTGTTTCTCTTCCACCTGAGCAATCGCCAGCTCCTCATCCTTCATGTTCTGCAGGATAATGCGACGGCGGCGGTAGGCCGGGTCAGCCAGATTTTGCGGATCTTCATCCGGCAGGCGACGCAGCGTCATCTGTGGGTTTACCTCGTGCTTGGGTTTGACGTAACCCGGCGTAAATTCTGACGTTGCGCCGCCGCGGGAGCGGATAACCTTGCCGGAAATAACAGGCGAGACATACAGCGCCATGTTGACCATGCCCGGGATTTGCGACAGATACACCTTCTCGGTGCTGAAGGGATAGCTTTCACGGAAGAAGATACGCAGGAAAAGCGGATCGAACTTGAATTTCTTCTCATTGACCGCCAGCAGTTGGGCCGTTGTGTAAGTTGACATAGATGTTTCCTGTAAAAAAAGCCGCGATGGCGGCTTCTGTGGATGATGGTGAGTATTAAGTCGGATGTCAGACGATACTGATGGCTGTACCTGCGAATGCGTTGCGTTTGATGTGTTCATCCGTCACCGCATCCGGCCAGAGCACATCTTCAATACGGAAAGAGCCGGACTTATAGAATGCCAGCTCAGTGCTACTCTGGTCGGCAGACACCGCCAAAACGCCACAGGCAGCCCCAGCATGCTGGCCATCCCAGACGGTCAGCTTGCCGGAAGTGGCATCCAGCATCAGGGGCGTCATAGCCGGTACTGCTTTCGTCAGTTCACCAGGTGCAAAACCGGTATGCGCCGGATCACTGTTCCCGAGGGGCTGATTGTGCGTAAATTGTTCAGTGTTAGACATGTTGACCTCTTAAACAGGCGTATTTAACAAATCGTCACCCGCTTCGGCCGAAGCGCTACCTGCCGTTACGGTGCCGGGTGCGGTTTCCATCAGACGATCCAGCGCGGTATCCGTACGCGCCTGGGCACTCTGAGGAGCCGCGGCAAGGATGCGCTGGGCACTTTCCACCGTCATCCCTGGCGTTTCCGCCAGCGCGCGCGCCTGTGATTCACGCCCTTTCGCCTCTTCACAGTTCAGGATCCCCATAATGCGACCGTTTTCGGCTGCGACCGCCGCTGCCAGCTGGCTGCTGATATCAACAGTTGCACCCGCTGCAGGGTCAGTAACGACCGCAGCAGGCGCGTCAACGGTGGTCACTGTCTGGTCAGCAGATGCTGCTGGTTGAGTGGTATCTGCGGATGCAGTAGTACCTTTCATGCTTCCTCCTCGGGAAATCATCGTTCGTTTGTTAATTGCATCGCGCATAACGTTCAGCGCATCCATGTTGTTGACCAGCTGCTCCGCCAGGCCGTTGTCTACTGATTCCTGGCCTGAAAACACAGCTGCTTCAGTATCAAGAACGGCCTGAACCGACATGCCAGTATAACCCGCCACCTTTTCAGCGAACATCTGCCGGGTAGCGTCGATACGCGCCTGAAAATCTGCGCGTACCTCTTTGGGTAATTTCTCGTAGGGGTTCCCGTCCACCTTGTGATCGCCGCTGTAAATCAACGTGACCTCAACACCGCTGGTTTTAAGGGCGGCGCCGTAATTGCTGTGGGCCATCATGACCCCGATGGATCCAGTTCTGGCCGTCTGCGTCACAAGCCGACGTGATGCCGCACTGGCAATCAGCTGGCCAGCGCTGCAGTTCATATCGTTGGCTAACGCCCAGATGGGTTTGATATCCCGCATGCGGGCGATGATGTCCGCACAGTCAAAGGCACCCGCCACCATTCCACCTGGCGTATCCATATCAAGAAGAATACCGTCTACACCCGGATCGCTGATTGCCTGCTGGAGGCGGGCGATGATGCCGTTGTACCCCGTCATCCCCGAATACGGCTGGAGTGAGCGGGTTTTACTGACCAGCGTCCCGGAAACAGGCAGCACCGCGATACCATCAGTGATCTGGTAGCTACGCGCCGGCTTTGGCCCCATTTCCTCATCATCACCAAAGAGTGCCGGCGGTTCAGCCATCTGCTCTGCACCAAGCGTAACGCCCGACACGGTGTCGGTCAGACGGGTGATACCTAGCTGACCAGCGAGCGCGCAAAAGAAAACCCGCGCATAGGCGGGTTCAAGTAAAAGCGGCTCATTGAAAGCCATACTGGCAATGTGCGGGAGATTACGCAGCTCTGGCGTCATCGGTCCCCTCCTCATTCGATTTTTTCAGTCCAGACTCAAAGGCCGAAGCCGCCCACGCTGGCGGTTTAAGTCCCGCAGCGCGGCGCTCCATCGTTTCACGAACCTGCTGGGCAAAGATTTCCTGATAGTCTTCCCCGCGTTTGGCGCATTCCTTCTCATAGGTGCTCAGCCCCGCCTCAATGAGCATGACGGCCTCCTGCACCTCCTTCAGTCCGTCAATGGCCATTCGCCCGGAGCCGATCCAGTCAGCATTTCCCCAGGCGCTTCTCGCCTCCTGAAAACTGAACCGGGCTTTAGACGGTAATGTCACCACGCGGCGAACAATGGCCTCTTCCAGCCAGCATAAAAACATCTGACAGGCCTGGCGGGAGGCAACAAATTTGCGACGCCCCATAAAGTACGCCCATGACTCGTTAGCACTCGCGCGGGCGGTGGAATAACTCATCTGCGAATAGTTGCGAGAGAGTTGCTCATACGACACACCCAGCCCTGCAGCAATGTAGCGTAGTAAAGATTGTTCAAACGTCGAATAGCCGTTATCAGTATCCTGTGCTGACTGGAGATTCAGGGAGTCGCCCGGCATCAGATGCGGCACCTTCGCGCCGCCGAGACGAACCGGCGCCGCGGTATAGTACGAGGCCATCTCCCCCAGCCAGCCGGTCATCTTACTTTGCTGCTCTTTACTGTCTGAGCCAAGAATAAAGTCCATCGCGGTTTGCGTATCCAGCTCACTTTCAATCGTTGCGGCATACATCGCCTTGACAATCGCGCTCTGGAGCTGCGTATTCTGCAGCGTATCGAGCATTTTCATTTGCTCCATGACGCTGTAAAACACGTTGGCACCGCGTGTCTGCCCATCTTCCAGGGGTTCAAATACGTGGATAAAGGAAGGCCGCCCGCCGGGCAGTTCACGCGGGATGTAGGTCCACTTCTGCGCCATCCACCCCGGATAGCCATCCTCGCTGACGTAATATCCCAGCGCGGCGCCACTGTCATTTGTTCTGACACCTGCCCGGCAGTTTCGCGTGTCTCCGGCGTTATTGGGGTTGCTGATGCGTTTTGGGCTCACCATTTTGAACTGTGTGCGGAAAAGACGCGTGGAATCACTGTCCCAGGTGGCCTGTGCACATAACTCACCGTTAAACGCATGCATGGAAACACCTTCACGGATCATCATGGTGAATGTACGCTTACGTTCCGCATCAATGCAGCAGCAATCGTCCTCCGCAAATTCTTTCCAGGCCGCCTCAACTTCACGGGAGAACGCCCGGGCCTCTTCCTCCCCAATGCCCAGAAAACGCCAGCTTGGCCGATAACTGAGCCGGAAAAACGACCCGACAATGTGGTCCTGGTGGAGCTGTACCGCGTTTGCCGCATAGCCGTTATTGCGGACCAGATCGTCAGCGCGCGCGTTACCACGGGAAAAATTAGGCAATAACGCAGCATCTGCGCTTTCACTTGGTGGGTTCCAGGCGCGGAGCTGACCACCAAAGCCACCAGCACCGCCGTGATATCCGGCATAATCCCGCAGAGCGGTTTTGCCGTCCGGTCCTAACAAAGCAGGTGTTTTCATGCGTAAAATCCTGCCGGTCCCCGGCGTCGTGGAGTGGAGCCAACCTGTAACTCAAGTTCGGCAATATATTTCTTCAGGTCACTGACTGAAGTCGCAGTGAACTCAACCCGCCGGCCATCTTTTTGCACCGTTGCCACCCGCTTTCCCATCATGAGGTCATGCAACGCAGCACGGGCGGCATCCAGATCAGTCTGTGTCGCCATTATTCATCTCCAGATAATGCCCGGGCATAATCAGCCAGGGTTTTGTTATTGGTCCGCCCCCCCTCTTCCTCCAGCAGGCTCACGAGCAGTGAATCAAGATTCAGTTGCCATCGCGAAATACTGATCCGCAGGGCCGCCAGCGCATAAACGAAGCAGTCCAGCGCTTCATTTCGTCGCTTTTTGCTGTCCCAGACGATTTTCTTACGCCCGTCCACCCATTTTTCAACCTGCTCCTCAGCAGTCAGTTGCTGAGCCTCAGCCAGATCGTAAATTTCGGGGTTATTGGGAAAATGCACGGCTCCGGCAAGAGGTTCACTCCCTTCCGACTGAAGTGTGAAGCGGTTATAAATCTGCTCCTTTGCGGTATCTGTACCCACTTCCGTCAGATAAACGCCGTTCTTGTTGCGTTTACGCGGCATATTCGCGACGGGCTTTCCGTAAACGGAAGCCCCTTTAATCGGGATCACGCGAAACAGGCCATGCTTTTTTGAGCGATTGTAGACAATGGTGGGGTCAATACCGCCGATATCCCAGCAGATACGGGATATCGACATTTCCACGCCATTCTTTCGGAGATAGGTTTTGTTAATCGCCTCGTCCACCCTGACGAGGGTCGCTTCATCATCATGACGGCCCATAATGATCTGCCGGTCAATCAGCCAGCTTTCCTCACCGGATCCCCATCCCCAGACGCGCATTTCATATCGATCCAACTGGGAGTCGATCCCGGCTGTCAGATAAGCAACACGCTCCGGTACGGATGCGCCGAAGAACTCTTTGCGTTCGGCCATGAGCTCCGCATCAGGCCGTTCACCAATTTTAGGCTCCCATGTTTCGCCCAGAGTGGTGTTCACGAAGGTTTTACGCTTTCCGGTATCCCCTTTCGTTTTTAGCCAGTCTTTGACGATCTGTATCCAGGTGGTAAACGGGCTGTATGCCGTCCAGATGTGAAACGTCACGCTGTCTGGCGGGTCGATTTCGGTACCTGTTGATGAAAACCAGGATAAACCGTCGCGCGTCCAGATCCCGGTGGTGTCGCAGATGTAACGTGCTTCAGTGAAATCCAGCTCCTGCTGCTTAATGACGCAGGCATTATGTTCACACAGGTAAAAGACGCTGGAGGGTTCGCCCGGTGTCCATTTCAGCCCGAACGGAGTCTCTTTGTCGCCGAATTTAAGGTACTGCTCTTCACCACAGTGCGGACAGGCAACATGAAAACGCATGAAATGCCCGGATTCGCTGGCAGCACGCTCAATCTGGCAGGTTCCCTTTGTTTTTGGCGTTGATCCGCGAATAGATTTGGGCCAGACAGAGCCTTCAATACGTTTGTCACCGAGAAACGTCGGGGAACCCTCTTTCTCAATATCCTCATCAAAAGCTGCGAGTTCGTCATAGCCGGCAACATCCACTGACTTTTCACGATAGTTTTTCGCCGCCTTACCACCCAGACACCAGAACCCGCGACCGTTGGAGAAGCGTTTCATACTGAGCGTATTGTCCCGGTGCTTTTTGCCATACCAGGGGGCCAGCGCCAGAAGTGACGGAATATCGCGGATCGTGGGTTCAACATGCGACTTCATGAAGTTTTCGGCGTCACCATCCGTGGGCAGCCAGATAAGGGAATTTCGCTGCTTGTGCTGTATAAAATACGCATAAACACCCAGCAACATTTTTGAATAGCCAACACGGGCAGACTTAACAACGTTAACTTCACGAATGTAGTCGTTACCCATCGCATTCATGATTGCGCGCTGAAATGGCAATGTTTCCCAGCGCCCTTCCTGGTAGGCCGACTCTTTGGGGAGATAGTAATTATCGTCTGCCCATTCAACCGCCGTTTGCGGCTCAGGTCGGTACAGCGAAAGTAGACCCGCGCGCGCAGAGTGCTGCAGCCCCTTAACCTGACTGTTCGATATATTCACTCAGCAACCCCGGTATTATTTCATCCAGCGCAGCTGCTTTGTTCATGGCTTTAATGATGTCCTTCTTGAGGAAATCAATATGTCGGTTTTCCAGCTCCGGGAAGCGCCGCTGAACAGACAGAGGAACTCCATCAAGAATGCTGGCTACTTCTCCGGCCATCCGCGACAGCACGAACGTGCAGAATGCGGTTTCCACCACCTCAGCGGAATCTTTTGCATTTTTTAGTTCCTGGGCATCTGCCTGCGCTCGGGTGAGGCGGTGACGCTCATAGTCAATCGTACCTGGCTGAAGGTCGGATTCCGATGCAAGACGAAGGTCTTCCACCTCCTTCCGTAATTTCTCATTCTCAATCGCCGCGTCGCGTGCGGAATACCATTCAATAGCCGCGGAAGATTCATAGAGGACCTCATTACCTTTTCCGCCGCCACGTGCCACAGGCATTCCCTGATCCTGCCAGTTCTGAATGGTTCGCACGCTGACACCAAATATTTCAGAAAGCCGCTTTTTGTTGACCTCCATAGCCTACTCCATGCACAAAAACAGAGAAAGGAAACGCCCTCTGGCTATTTAACCGTTTTTAAGGCTTATCGTTTCCTTTCTTTTCAGGGGGTGTTTTCAGTTAAAACAATAAATTAGCGAGAAGAAGAACGGAAATGGCAAATACCTGAAAATTTTCATAAATAGCGAGAATCTGCGCGGTCGCCGCCCCGTAACAGGCCGGATCGCCGGAAAGGACCCATAAATGATAATGATTACCAATAGAATCAAAAGTCAAACAGGCATCCCGGCCCCCCATAGACCCAGCATGCCGCACATGCGAGCCCTGCGCTCTCCCCCCTCTAGCGGCTATCGGGCTGGGTTGATTCCTTCACCGAGTTGTAAATGCGTTCACAGGTCACTCCTGCCCGGTAGCTTTCGTCAGATCGCTCAGCATAATATCGAGCTTCTTCTGCAAGGCGTCCGAGCATGTCGGCGAGCACTGCGGCGTCGGCTCCGGCTGTTTTGCTTCTGACGGCAGCGGCAAGATCTGAGGTGTGCTTTGCGGCGTCCAGGCGGGCGGCAAGCTTTGTTGCTTCGGTGCGCAACTGGCTAACAGTGGCAGACAGGCCAGCAGCAGTGGCAGCAGATTTAGCGGCTTGTGCTTGTGCATCTTTTACAGCCTCATCACGGGCAATAATACGCCCTTGTTCAATCATGCGGGCTGCGGTCTGTGCGTTCGCTGCTTGCGATGATTCTGCGCTGTCACGTTCCGCCCACTTTTTTTCCCAGCCGCGATTGCTCCATACGTTTCCAGCGATAAACGCACTTAGAGCCAGCACTATAATCACAACCGATTTCCAGTATTTTTTTACTAACTCCACAGCAACGATCATCATCCCTCCCTTTAATCTTAATACCGTATCGCGAGAGCCATCACGGACGACATGTTTCACTTATGTTAATTAACGACCTGCGAATACATAACGATTCTGGAGATATAATGATTAGCCGTCTTGATCACCTGGTTTTAACTACAGCCAATGAAGAAGCTTCAACACTTTTTTATGTCAGTATACTTGGTATGCGCCTTCAAACCTTTGGTGACGGTCGTAAAGCCTTTGTATTCGGTAACCAGAAAATTAATCTGCACATACAAGGAAAAGAGTTTGAACCTAAGGCACTAAAACCAATGCCGGGCTCACTTGATTTGTGTTTTATTACATCCCGCCCCCTTGAAGAATGTATGAATATTTTTCGTAAAAATAACATCATAATTGCTGAGGGCCCGGTGAACCGGACAGGGGCCATGGGAACGATACGTTCAATATATGTACGCGACCCTGATCAAAATTTAATAGAAATTTCCGAGTATCTGGACTAAATAGCTTTATTGGTTAGTTGACGTGTTACCGGTCTATCCCCCAGCACGCCAGCGCGCTTTCCTGGTCTCGTCGTTCTACCTGACCATAACAGCCATTTTTCTGGCCTTTAGTCAGACGACAATCGCGGCCGCCGTCTTTAATCCACCAGCGGATCGCTTCACAGGCATCTCTACGGTCGCCAGCATTAATTCGCTTATAGAACGTAGACGGGAAACATTTTCCGGGGCCGATGTTGTATGGGCAGAAAGATGCGATCCCGGCTTTCTGTGGTTCGGTCAGTGGTACCTTGATATTTCGCGCTACCCACGCCAGCGCCTTGTCGCGTTCTATGGCGTTCACCTTGGCGCATTTCTCAGCAGACAGCTTCATGCCCTGAACTACTGGCTTACCATCAACCATCGTGGCGCCACGGCAAATAGTCCAGATTCCGCCGCCGTCGCGATATGCTGTCAGGCTGTTACCCTCTTTCTCATCCAGAAACTGATCGAGAATCACGGGCGCGGAAGCCCCCGCAAAAATCAAACCAACGACCGCTGCGCTCAGTTTATTCTTCAGCTTTGGTGGCATAGCCATTGCGCCGATCCTCCCGTTCTTTCCAGCGGAAATACCAGTTCACTGCACAGGTGATAACTGTGCATGCGATACCGACAATAATTGCCCAGTCGCTCAGGCTTAACCCTGCAATTCTGTCGGCCAACATCCAGGACACCTCTTTTGCTGTTTTGGCTGTTTCGGCATATGCCTTCGCTGATACACCGCAGCCGGCAAGCGTGGTTCCTGATCCATATGAAAGTCTGCTGTAAATGGTGCTCATTCTGGTCATAGCCTCACCTCCGATTTTTCGGATGGCGCTGTGTGATGAAAGGAGGAACAGGCTTCTGGGCTCTTATGCAAAGGTAAAAGTAAGGGTGATTCCCAGAGCCTGAAATAGAAAAGGCCGCCAAATGGCAGCCCTGAATACGACAAAACCCCGCTGTAGCGAGGTTTTTAATGATGTTAAGTACGCGTCTAAGTAACCACTCTTAACACGTTACATTACTTTTTGCGGACCGCAATAATGTTTTTTATTATTAAAACAGGTATTTTATGGAAAAAAATCAAACCATAGCGAGCAAATAGTGACCAATACTACTTCTTTTCAGATCTTCTATGATGCAGAAGACACTGAATTGGCACAGCATAAAATTGATGCAAAAACACTTAGCATTTCCATAGGTTCTATGGCTGATTTAATTTCAGCCGCCGATAAACGGCTTAACGACGGTCAACAAACTGTGAAGTTGATGGTGACAAACCCGGCTGAGGCTGGCTCTCTCGGCGTATCCTATACGATGATGGAACTTGTCCCACATGCAATCAATGTTGCGAAAGTGATCGGATTGACAGGGTTAGCCGGCGCAGCAATTGGTGCACCTGCATTATCGTTAATTCGACAGTTGGGAAGTAAGAAAGTCATTTCCATCACGAAACGAGCAGGTACAAACCAATCCGTTCTTGAGCTCGAAGGTGAAGAGATTGTTTGTCATGATTCTGTAGCAAAGCTAGTGACTGATCCAGAAATTAGGAATGCTTTAGTGAACGTTGTGCGCGCACCTTTAGACGGGAAAGAAGGCGCAGTGTTCAAAGTTCTGAATGAAGACGGTATCGAAGTCGTCCGCCTGGAAGGTGAAGAAACTGAGGAAATAAAACCACTTCCCAGGGGCACTTTGCTGGAAAAAGAAGAATCAGTGGAAGAAGTAAACGTAAGATTCGTCCAAATAAACTTTGAAGGAACAAAAGGTTGGAGGATTGAGTACCTCGGAGAGGAACATGCAGTTTCGTTTGAGGATCAACTTTTTATACATCAAGTCCAAAATGGGATCGTTAGTTTCACCAAAGAAGATTTGTTTGTCGTTGACCTCAAAACAACAAAAACTTTCACTGCACGTAATGCTTCAACCAAGTATGCTATAACCAAAGTTAAGCGAAAACGCCCTGCTGAGGCTTGATTAACGTGGCATTAAACTTGCAGATAGCGCAACTGATCTTCTGGATAGGAGTGATTATGATCATTCCTACCTTTAGTCGTTTCTGCTATTCGGCATCTGCTTTGCTATGGCGTCGATTGTTTCCTACCAGGACCTTTGAGTTCCGGTATCACGATGAAGATACTGGTACAACTAAAACACTCATAGTTAAGGTACCAAGAAAAAACGGCAAAATGCTTACCAGCCTTATTGATGAGGCTATTTCGGAGAATTCAAAACCAAAATGAGTTCTCAAAGTAAAGGTTTAAGTACTGGAAAAGCGACACTTTCCACTGGTGGTTGGGGAGCAATACTCAGCGTTTTAGTTGGTGCAGTTCTTACAGACCCCAACAGCGTGTGGAGGACGGTTGCTTATGCCCTTGTGCCTGGTGTTGCTGCTGTCCTTACCTACGTGATGAATTGGTTCATTTCTAGGCATGGGTTTGAATCACCAGAAGATGCAGCTAAACGAGCGAAGTGTAAACGAGATTTAGCTGAGATCGAAAAACAGCTAAGCTCAGAGCATTTAACCCCTGAAATTGAAGCCAGGCTGATGCAGGCAAAGGCCAAGACAATTGAAATACTCGTTTCTATTGGCAGCGACTCTATCCTTGAAGCCTCATCACGTTCGAGCCAACTACCAGATACTGCCGGGCCTCAAGGCTAACCGGCAGTCTTGATTTTAACAATCAATCATCCATGTCAAGTCGAATATCAAGCATAGCCAAACATCCGTCTATAAATCCTTCTGCCATCTGTATCTCGATGCGTATCATTTTCTCATCTTTTTTACGCGCTTTCGCAATCTTCCTCTTAGATATTCCGTATAGGTAGTGGGCAACAAGAAGTGAATGCTCATATGGTTTTCGGTTTTTCAATCGCGCCAGGCACCCTTCGATGATCAGCGCATCATCGTCAGTACATGACGGTCGGGAGCTACCTATTTGCGGCAACAGCCCTTTAAATCCTGCAGCTATAGGAGAATAGTCCACGCCAGAACTATCACTGGCAGCCCACCCGCCCCATCTTTCGAGTAACATTTGAATATCACGCATCACTTTTCTCCATACACTTAAGCTTTCGCAATTACGCCGATCGCCAGCGCCCGATCCATAAAACGCAGTAGCAGCTCAAGCTGCGTACCATGCTTCTGCTCGAATGCTGGTACATCGGCGTGTAACTCGTCGTGGCACTCTCTGCACAGAGGGATCACGAAGAGATCATGGGCTTTTGTTGCTGTCCCCCCCATACCGTGCCCTACGATATGGTGCGGATCATCTGCTGGCCGTCGGCAACACTCACAGGGTTGTGTTTTAACCCAGCGGGTGTACGTCTCATTTATCCAGCGGCGACGTTTTGGCCTGAGCATAAAAGACTCTGGAGACTCCGGATCAACAGAGAGCGTGAGGAACTTCTTCGCCTTCTCCTGCACGAGTCTGGTTGCTGACGAGGAAGGCACTATGTCGCTTTCCCTCATGACAGAACGGATCTTCTCATCCGGAAGGCGCAGCCCTTTGTGCGCAACGCTTTCCGGAATAACATCAGCCAGGTCGTTTCTGATCATCCACCAGCACAGTTCCGGAAGCGTCAGGATATGCGACTCGGGAAAACCAGAATCACGCCGAATGACTTCCAGAATCCAGGATACCAGGTTTCCTGCCGCTATACCTGCAAGCTGTTCGGTATGCTGCCCCGACAAAGTGTGATCGCAATGCCAGCACAGGCGAATACTTCCTGGTGGGTGCCGCATTGTTGTGAAGTTCTTGTCGTGCCACGTTGAATGTGGCCACTGGCATTCAAACCGATTACTCAACCATTGCTCAAGGGAAGGAAGCCCACCGGCACGCTGAATAACCCTCTCATTCTCGAAGACCTGACGCATTACCGGATCATCAGCCAGCGGCTGAATGGCTGCCGGAACAGCCCCGGTACTGAATGACGCCATTTCTTCTGGTTCAGGCTCGAGCAGAACGCGACCACGCATGAAGAGGTGCATCAGTTCCGCACCGGGACGGAACAGCACAATCCCCATACGATGGGCGATCTCGGGGGTAAGCAGAGCTCTCACGCGACCTGTCCCCTGGCAATGTGTTCTGCCCACAGTCCACCAATCCAGCGCACGCCTTTCGCCGTGAAACGTGCCTGGCTGAATGCATGATTTGAGGTTACGGATGTGCCGGTTTTCACTTCAAAACGGCCCGCATCAATATGCTGATGCCGTGGGGTCATCGTTCCGCCAAGGCGATACATAATGTCGTTCTCAAGGAGGAATAACCGCAGATCTGGCTCTTTGGCCTTAAGCAGTTTTGCCACCTGGCGGAATGACATTGACCCACTGGCTGTACAGTACCGATCAACAAACGCTACCTTCGGCGCCGCGGCAGCCAGTTCGTTAGTCAACTGCTGTTTTTGTTCTGCAAGGTCAGCTGCAAGACGTAGGGCTTCAGAGAATGATTGAGGAATCGTCTGCTGCTGTGCCTGCTCAAGCTCCTGCCAGCGATCAACCAGACGCGCGGTAAACTCCGGCGACAGCTGCGCGACAACGATATAACTGTCCCGCTTCCCTATCAGATAAACCGATACCGACTGATTGAGGTGATTTTTAACTTCCCCCATTGGGGGGAGTTCAATAACACCGCGCTCTGCCAGGCGTTCAATGGACCGTTTAACATGGTCATGTCGTGATTCCACCAGCTCAGCAATATCGCTGCTGGACATGGTTAATGCTGTTGTTGCTAACTGGCTCATACTTTTCTCCATATCAGGCGGCTGCACCCGCCGGTTCATATCTGCTGATCGTTATCTCTACCCGACCTTTCGGCACTACGGGTCCCCATTCCACCAGCATGCGCTTAATCTGGCTGTCGTCTTCCCAGACACCCGCATGCGTCAGCGCGTCAAACAGGGCTTTGTTGTAATTATCGATATCCCGGCGGCGCGCATCCGGCGGGTACAGAGTGATTTCTACCGCAGCCAGTTCAGTCGATGGCTTCGGGAGACGTCGTAATTGCTCAATGATCGCCACGCAGGCAGCGCTCTGGTATTTACGACCATCAGCGCTAATGAGGTGACGACCGGCCAGCGGCCCCTTATTAGGGGCGCGCCAGTACGTGTTCACGCTCGGAGGGAACGGGAGCACAAGTTTCATGCCACCTCCTGCTGTTGCACTGCACACAGTTCCGGAAGATTTGCCTCCACCAGCGCCCTGGCGAATGGTGGTGGTACCGCATTACCGCAGCGGGCTACCTGCTTATCTTTTGCATAGCGATTTCCACGGTAGTCCTGATCAATAACGTAACCATCCGGGAAGCCCTGCGCTTTGTAGAGTTCATGCGGCTGCAACATGCGCATTCCGATATCAACGATCTGGTATTTAACCCCATCGATCGTTACCAGCCATTCATCGTCACTTTCCCCGCAATACGTCTCGAGAAATGTGCGTACCTCACCCACGTGTTGGCCACCAGCAGTGATTGTTGGCATTGGCACATCAAGGCGTTGCCCGTCGCGGCATGTTCCACGCAGTTTCACCAGATGAGAGGCAACTACCGCATGATGGTCGACAGTGGTCACTGAATGTGCGGGTTCATCCAGACTGACACCCGGCCCCGTATAGTTACCGCCGTAGTGTTTCGCCAGGAACGCGCTCACCGTCGCAAATTTATTTCCGCCTGCAGTAACGGTCCCCAGCGGGTTATCCAGTCGCAGCACACGCGGTTCTTGTCCAGGTCGTTCGCCATAACCCATCTGGATCAGCGTAGGCGTTACCAGTTGAGATTTACCGCCACCGCCAGCGGTGATGGTTGCGCTCGGTTCGTCTGCCCGGTGACCGACGCTGGCCCCAAACTGGCGGGCTATCACTGGCGCAACAAGACAGGCGCGGGATTGCTTCAGAATGGTATGAGCAGGTTTATCCAGCGGGCGCGGTTTCGCCTGGTATTCACTACCACCATTACCCGCCAGGAATGGCGTCAGTGCAGCCTCAACAATCCCGAGTGCATGCCCGTTCCCACCTGGACGTTTTGATGTGTCGGCGGTTACCGTCGGGACAGGTTCGGTAATGGGCTGCCCGGTTGCGCCAGTGCGAAATTTTGTAAGGTGGGGAACAGCTAACGCGTAGCCGAGTTTTTTAGTAATGGTCTGTAATGGCTCATTCAGCGACTGCCCGCGAAAAGCGTCATACGAATTTTTTGAGCTTGTGTGGTTACACTTCACGATAAACGGCGACGCACTTTCGATAACAAAGCGCTGTATGCCGCGCGCGATCCGCTTCAGAGTGTTCTCCGCCAGCGGTTTTTTGCGGTCGAAGATGGACAGGGCCGGAACATTCCAGTCGATACATTCCGCAGCGGTACGCCATGGCATCAGCCTGCCGCTCTGCACCTCCAGAGACTTGGGATCCCCATGGGTTACAACAGGCCACTGAATAGGGCAACCATCGCAGCGCATGACCATGAAGAAGCGTTTGCGGATCGTCGGCGCACCGTAATCACACGCGCGCAGTTCGCGATAATCGACATCATATCCAAGCCCATCCACCAGCTGTTGCGCCTGCTCGCTAGCTCTTTCAATAGACAGAAACTCACAAACCTCTGACAGTGCCGGGTGATCAGCAGGAATGCCAGTGGACAGCATGCCGACAAATGCATTGAATGTTTCGCCAGCTCGTGCCGGATCCGGACGCTGCGCATCATAAGGCGGTATAACAGGGCCAACAAATGCAGCCAAATCGTCCCCCACCAGATTGGGATTTTGTGGCTCAGCTGGTAATAGCGGTCCCCACGTTTTGAACTCTTCCACGTTCTCCAGCATCATCACACGCGGTCGCTTCGCCAGTGCCCAACGCAGAACAATCCAGGCAAGACCGCGTATCTCTTTTTTCACAGGCTTTGCGCCTTTTGCCTTCGAGAAGTGTCGGCAGTCCGGGCTAAACCACGCCAGTCCGACTGGATTACCTCCGGTGGCGGCTACCGGATCCACGTCAAATACGGATTCACAGTAATGCAGTGTGTCCGGGTGATTCGTCTTGTGCATCGCAATGGCGTTTTCGTCGTGGTTGATCGCAATATCCACGCTGCGTCCGATCGCCAGTTCAATACCCGTTGATGCGCCACCGCCACCAGCAAAGTTATCAACGATAATCTCACGCATGGGTTACCCCCTGCATGCTGCCGACAAGACCACGCGCAATTGTGATAATTTCGCTGGTGGCCGTTCGTTCCAGCCAGAGTTGATTGATGTTGGCTTTCAGCTTGTTCTGCTGAGCCTCACTCAATACGTCAACGCCTTCCACCTGGTTAAACACCAGACCAACCTCGAGAGGCCAGATACGTGACTCAGTTTCCGATGGTATGACCGGCTCCTGGGGTGCCCGCATTGCAATTGTCGGCTCTTTGCCAACAGCGAATTGAGCCAGCGCCATAAATGCCCGACCTTTTGCCTCCAGTTCTGTGCGGTTGATATAGCTGAACCGCTCACCACGCCATGACTTATCGAATACAGCTATGGCACCGGCAAAAAACGCGCTGGTGGGTTTCTGTTTTTCGTCAGCAGGTACAAACCACACAGGCAGATCGAACCCAATGCGCCCGCGAATGAATACAATGTGATCGGCATCTTCCGGCCACCACGTTTCACTCGGCGCGGCTTTTATCAGGAATACATAGCGACCGCCCTTCTCGCGCTGGGCTGTTGCGTATTTCATGATGTGCGTCATACCAGTGATCGCCTGTTTCTCGTGGTACTGCGAACGGCTATACGGTGGGTTGCCATAGCCAGCGCCACCCAGCTCTGCCAGACGTTCAGACCAGTCCTGCGTCAGCGCGTTATCTTCGGCGGTGTACCATGCCGGGCACTTCGCGTTGTCGTCGTCAGCAAACAAGTCCAGAACTAATGGACCAAATAGCGCGTTGATACCCCAGAAAAGCAGATCCGGTGTCCGCCACTGATCGCCAACCTCTTTCAATTCATGGGCTGGTTTGCTGCGCAGTGCTGCCAGCGCCTGGCAATATTTATTTGGCATCATGAGCGGAACCCCGAATTTTCTGGCAGTGAGTAGTCAACATTTTGGAAGTTTGCGCGGCTGGCTGAGTTAGTCGCCCATTTACCGTTAACTCGTTCAGGTCGCCCAGCGGCAGACCATTTGGTCGCGCTTTGCAGGTAACCGGGGAATTTTTTTGGAATAAACAGAGTTGCCGGGCGGAGGTATTGAGCCTGCTCGCTATCACGCCAATCAGCGTTTTTGTAATCCACCACAAGGCACAGATCATCAACAGTGAACTGTTCCCGCAGACGGGCGCGAATGTTCTCCAGCGACGTGCTGCATACCTGGTAGCGTGAACCAGTTGTCTGGTTCAGGTAAGACAAAACCTGTCTGGCCTGATCAGTAATCACAACCTCAGGGTCGGGTTGCGCCGCAACCGGACAAGAGGGTTTTGAAGTTACTTGTGGATCTTGTGTTGATTTTACTGATGGATCCCCGCCAGATTCTGACGGGTCAAAACCGCCGTTTTTGCCGGATTTCGACGGGTCAGTTTTTGAGGTGTCAAATTTTGATGCGTCAGATTTTGATGTGTCAGAATCTGACAGTTGAGAAAATGCGGCCGCCTGAAGTTTCGCCACATTCAGGCGGTACACGTTCGAAGCATTACGGTTACCATTACGGCGCTGTGTACGCGTGAGCCAGCCATCTTTTTCAAGCTTAGCGATTGCCGTTCTGATAGTGCTCGGCCCTGCGCCAAGCTGGCGAGCAATAGTTTCAATGGACGGCCAGCACACGCCCTCATCGCTGCTGAAATCAGCGAGGCGAGCCATGATCGCGACACTAGACAATTTCATGCCCGACGCCGCGCAACCATCCCATACGTAGCCGGTTAATTTAGTGCTCATGATCGTCCGTTATCTCCCTGAACTTTTGCCTGAATTGCTCAAGTGGGCTGAAACATTCGTGCGGGTAGCCATCACGCAGATAGATAACGCGCTGTGTTTCTGGCTCCCAGCGGATAACACGGACTTGCACTCCGCGGTTGTCTTTGAACCTTCGGTTAAGTTCGCGCACAGGCGTTTTGCCCTCCGGTTGTAGACCCCCACAATTGAAACCGCCCTACTGTGGTTACACGGTACCCAGCGGTTTGATAATCTACGTTCATACCGAAACAACGGAGTACCCGAAACCGGGATCATCCTGAGTTGCGGTCGACGGTTAAAAGCCGTTAAACTGCTCATGCGGATTATTTCTCCATACTCGAAGAGTTGTTCGCCAAGGCGCCCGGAGCTGCACACTCGCGGGCGTCACTCTTTTCAGCGACACAAAAAACTCGATAAAGAAGCGCTACGTGCTCCTGGAACTTCGCGATAACCTGATAGCTGTTTTCCTCAATCTGAGCGCGCTCATCTGCGTCAATTACCCCATCAGCCGTGGCTTTACGTACAAAATTAGAATGACGGCCTATCCATTCGATTGATTCCATCAGGCGCTGGTTGATATCGGCGTTATCCAGATCATCAACATCTGCCAGCGGTACAAATACGCCCTGAGAATGGCGCGCAACGGCATCAGCGATATGAGTTGAACCACCAGCACGTTGTAAAACCATTGCCCAGCCCAGTGGGAAGATCTGGTCGCCGTCAACACGAAGGCGGTTAAATAATGCGTTCTCTGTCACACCCAACCATTCCGCGGCCTCGGCATACCCGCCAGGCAGATCGGTAATCGTTTTTTTAATCGCTACCACCAGCCAACTAGGCTGACGTTCGACTTTCCAGATTGGTTCGTTACCCACGGTTAACCCCTTATTCCTGTGGTTTTATGTCTGTACTCGCGCCTGTACAGTTCGAATAGCGATGTGGATAAAGGATTTCTAGCTCATTGATTTTTCCTGAGAAGAAACGGACTAGGCGTTCAGCAATATCCAAGGAAGCAATTTGCTGCCCTCGCTCTATCCGACTTAGATTTCCCGGGTCGATATCAACCCCTTTTGCTACATAGGAAAGAGTCATACCTTGCGATTTACGCAAGATTCGTAACGGTGATTGCATATACCCTCCTTTAATTGCGTAAAACGCATATTAATTGGAACATACGACTTGCGCAAGTTGCTTTGCACATCACGCAAAAAAAACATGTAATAGACGCATGAACATAGGAAACCGCATAAGAGAACTTCGCACTGCGAAGGGTCTAAAAATCGCTGATCTTGCTGAAGCCGTTGGTGTCGACGGAGCTAACATCTCGCGTGTAGAAACTGGCAAGCAGAAGTCATTTACTGAACAATCACTTAGCAAATATGCTCAAGCTTTAGGCGTTAGCGTTGCTGATCTATTTACTCCAGGTGGAAATAAAACTACTGTATGTGAATACAGTGGTAGTAACCCACATTCTGGAGATGGATCTGTGTTTAGAGTGGAGATTCTTGATGTTAGTGCCAGTGCTGGTGGCGGCTTTATTCAAGGCAGTGACATCATTGATGTCATCAGGTCAATCGAATACAACAATGAACGTGCGCTAGCGATGTTCGGCGGAAGAACGGCAGATCAAGTAAAGGTAATCAACGTTCGAGGCGACAGTATGGCTGAGACGATCGAGCCTGGTGATCTTCTCTTCGTTGATATCTCTATTCATGAGTTCGATGGTGATGGAATCTATGTATTTGGTTTTGATGATAAAATTTACGTCAAACGACTACAGATGATACCTGATAAGTTGTTGGTGATATCGGATAACCCAAAATATAGAGAATGGTCCGTGGACAAGACCAACGAACACCGTTTTTACATCTTCGGGAAAGTAATGATAAGCCAATCTCAATCATTCAAACGTCACGCCTGACGCTACATATCAATGTTGAAACCGCCTTTATGGCGGTTTTTTTATGCTCATAATATTGCGCAATTCGCAACCATTTACTTGCGTTATTCGCAATTTAATTTTATTGTCTACTCCATAGCGAACAGGCAGGACGCCCACGAAGTAGCCGCCGGTGGCGTATGAATAACCGGATGATTCGCTGACAGGTGTCTTCGGGAGGGGTTGCGAAGCTGGCTTGACCACCGGCAACAGAAACTCAGCCACGATACGGAGCCGTTAACCCACGGCGTGGAGTGTAAATACCGTAGGGGTTGTAGCTGGTTGGTCGCCAGCGCCCCGCCCGAAGATACCTACCACCGCGCCTGATGTGGTTAAAAGCAGACCAAAGCAATAACAAGTAACTCCCTGTTCTGGCGGCCCGGTGTTTTCCCACTTGTCCGGTAACCGCCAGCCTTTTTCAGGGCACAACAGAAAAGGGCATCACCGGGCGACGGGCTCATAATCCAATCCACCCGGGCAAAAAGAAAGCGGTCTCTGCAAGCCGCCGACCAATGCAGATGCCCTTCTCTGTTGTGTATGGAGAAAGTTCGGCGGTTGCAGCCGCCTTAACGAGGGTAAAACCATGAGTAATGACCGCATGACCGTAGTGCCAGATTTTCTTGGCGAACTGGATGCCGGCGTGTTCATGAACAAAATCGCGGCAGCACTTAATACCACCGCGCTTGGCGTTCTGAACAATGGCAACAAAGGCAAAGTAGTCCTCACCTTTGATTTTGAGCGTATGGGTAATTCCGTTGAAGAGAAGCGCGTGAAGATCAAGCACAAGCTGAACTACAGCACCCCGACACCGCGTGGTAAAGCCTCCGAAGAGGACACAACCGAAACCCCTATGTGGGTTAACAAAGGCGGGAAGCTCACCATCCTACAGGAAGACCAGGGCAACTTGTTTACCCTCGGCGGGGATCCGGACGGAAAGTTACGCGCGGCGAAATAAGCCGCGCTTGATAGCCCATAGTTTCAGTTTTTCTACATCTATCTTTAAGGAATTTTTATGTCTCAGTTAGACAGCGGTACCTTCAAGCAGGTCAAAGACCTGGTTCTTTCCGGTTATCACCTGAATGATATTCATGGCCTGGCTTGCCCGACGGCATTACTGCCAGAAGGTACTGGCGTTGAAAGCCTCGAGCGTTTTTCTCTGGAGCGTTTCCGCTTTCGTGGCGCAATGACCACAACCAGTATTGACGACTTCGCACGTTATTCTAAAGGTTACGCCAGCGACAGTGAGCCAGCTCGTTGCTTCATTGACGCTGACAATATGACCGCCCGTTCAGTGTTCAACATCGGCACCCTGGATAATCCCGGTCACGCCGATAACGTTGCTTCAATCACCCTGAAGAAAACCGCCCCGTTCCGCGCGTTACTGCAGATCGATGGCCAACGTTTGAAGCAAAAGCAAATCGCTGAATGGCTGGAAGACTGGAGCGATTACCTGCTGGCGTTTGATGCTGATGGCAATGCGATGCAGATTTCCCAGGCGGCTCAGGCTGTGCGTCGTATCACTATTCAGCAAGCAACACAGCAGGACCATGAAACTGGTGATTTCGCTGGTAAAAAATCGCTGATGCAAAGCGTTGAAGCAAGCAGCAAAGACGTAATGCCTGTGGCGTTCGAGTTCAAATGTGTGCCGTATGAAGGTCTGGGCGAACGCCGCTTTAACTTGCGTAACAGCCTGCTGACCAGCGATGAACCCTGCTTTGTTCTGCGCATCGTCCAACTTGAAGCCCAGGAAGAAGAGATCGCCAACGAATTCCGCGATTTGCTGATCAGCAAGTTCGAAGGTGAATCAGTGGAAACTTTCATCGGTAACTTTAAAGCCTAATTGCTCTGCATTAAATCCCCGGCGCCGCGGGGATTTATTGAAGCGTAATTCCATTAATTATCGCCACCCGGCGAGGGATTCGTGCAACCAAAATCTGCGCGGTGCAGCGCGCCAATATGGAGAAAACCATGAGCTACATTCAGACATTATCCGGCAAACACTTTAATTACCTCGATATCCAACAGGACGATATCGTGATCGAAGATATCGCTACCGCGTTGTCTCATATCTGCCGCTTTGCAGGGCATCTTCCTGAGTTTTACAGCGTCGGCCAACATAGCGTTTTAACCAGCCACCTCGTTCCGCAGGAGTTTGCATTAGAAGCCCTGCTTCATGATGCCGCCGAAGCCTACCTGCAGGATATACCCTCACCGCTTAAGCGCCTGTTACCTGATTACCAGGTGATCGAAGCTCGCGTAGACGCAGCTATTCGCCAGAAATTTGGCCTACCGACGGGGCAACACCCAACCGTGAAATATGCCGATCTGGTGATGCTTGCCAGCGAACGCCGCGATTTTGAGATTGACGAAGGTTCCGTGTGGCCTTGCCTCGAGGGAGTTGTCCCAACGGATCTATTCATCATCAACCCAGTTCGTCCAGGCCAGTCATATGGCATGTTCATTAATCGCTTCAACGAATTGATGGAGCAGCGCCAATGCGCCGCATGAAGGTAAAAGAACTCGTAGCGGAGGCTTTTGCCTCCGTTGCTGAATTGCCACCAAAGCATGCACTGCTTATGCGCGAAGTCGCCACCAGACTGGAAGCTACGTTCGCAGCATTAAAAGAGTCTCTGGTGCAACTGGAACAGGAACGTAAAGGTAAAACGCCATGACCGTATTTGAATATCTCCTGGCTCACCCCAACGCCACCAGCGCTGAAATAGCTAAGGGTTTAAACAAAAAGACAGCTTCGATCGCTGGCGCATTATCGCAACTCTATGGCACCGGCCGGATCGTGAAGTCTGGTGTTCGCAAGGGCATACCAACATACCGTGTTAACGATATGCCGTTTGGGTGCAGTAACAGCCTAACCATGATGTTTAACCAGTTGTTGAATACAGCCAGAAAAGGAGCAGCCCAATGATGACTAGTATCCAATCGCTGATTGATGCAGGCGCATTGTTTGTCTCTAACCATTCTGGCGGAAAAGACAGTCAGGCGATGTTGATCAAACTGCTTGATGTAATTCCTGTGCGTCAGCTTGTCGTTGTACATGCATCGCTGGGTGTTATTGAGTGGCCTGGTGCGATGGAACTTGCTCGTGGCCAAGCGAAATCTGCCGGAGTACCGTTCATCGTTGCGCGGTCCAGCAAAACCTTGTTCGAGATGGTAGAGCGTCGCTTTGAAAATCGCCCAGAAGTTCCGAGTTGGCCGTCAGCAAGCACCCGACAATGCACCAGTGACCTGAAGCGCGGCCCCATCCAGCGCGAAGTTCGCAGGTATGCAAAGGCCAATGGTTTTAAAACCATTGTTAACTGCCTTGGCCTTCGCGCCCAGGAATCATCCGGGCGAGCTAAGCGAAAAGTATTAAGCAAAATGGGGATAAGCAATTCGGTGAATACCTGGTTCGAATGGTTGCCGATACATGAACTCTTAACAGGAGAGGTGTTCACCACGATTCACAATGCGGGGCAGCAGCCGCACTATGCCTATGCACTCGGAAATGAACGGCTTAGCTGTATTTTTTGCATGATGGCTAGTCGTAACGATCTGCGGAACGGTGCCCGGAACCATCCTGAACTGCTGGAGAAATATGCGGCTTTGGAGAAACGAACTGGCTACACAATGCATATGAATCGCATTCCTATTCGCGAGTTAGCCGCTGATGATAAAAAACAGGAGTACGCAGCATGACAACTAACCATCCAGCACACGGTCCTGTATCACTCAATCGCCTGCACCAAATACGTGAACACCTACTGCATGATAGCCAGTACTCAAACGGCGGGAACAGAGCTTATATTCTCGCTGATATGTTGAAGGTGGTAGATGAGGTATTGGCAGGTAGGAACGCCGAGCCAGTGGCAGATGCCGTTGCCTGGCACAAAGAAGGTGAAGAAAGAACCTGTGATATACGCTGGCGTCGTTTTGATGTCTCACCCGGGCCGCTCTATGCTGTTCCACCAAAGCTAACCAGCGAAATTTTATAATTTCGTATTCCGGGTGCAGCCGGGTTAAATGGAGAATAACGCATGATTCAGATGTTAACTCTTGAAGAATGGGCAACCGATAAATACAGAAGTAATCCACCTAGCGTCTCGACATTGCGCCGTTACGCTAAGCAAAATCTCTTTTGTCCACCAGCAATGAAGCAAGGTAGGCTCTGGAGAGTGAGGGAGGACGCGGAATTGGTTGGAGAACTTGCTGCGCCGGTTATCAAGAAATCTGATTCACCAAAATTGCAAAGGATCCTCAGCGATGGCTGCGAGACCACGTAAAAATAATGTATCAATACCTAACCTCTATCCACTATACAGTCGTAAGGTCAATAAAGTGTATTGGAGGTACAAGCACCCTGTAACTGGGAAATTTCACAGTCTGGGTACTGATGAAGCTGAGGCTAAAGCAATTGCTACTGAAGCGAACGCGAGACTTGCTGAGCAGCGTTCAAGACAGGTACTGGCTATAAGCGATCGAATTGCTACAAGTAAGGGTAAGGCCATTACTACAGTTACCTGGCTTGAGCGATACTGGAAAATTCAGGAGGAAAGATTCGCTTCAGGTGATATCAAGGAGAATACGTATAAACAAAAAGCCAAGCCAGTTGCACTTCTTAAGGAACGTGCGGGAATGAAGCTCATATCTTCTGTTGATGTCAGGGATATTGCTCAAATTCTTGAAGAGTATCTATCTGCAGGCCAACCAAGAATGGCACAAGTTGTTCGTTCAGTGCTGATCGATGTTTTCAAAGAGGCCCAACACTACGGTGAAGTGCCGCCTGGTCACAACCCTGCCCTTGCTACTAAACAGCCCAGGCGCAAGATTACCAGACAACGACTTAGTCTCGAAGAGTGGCAGAAAATTTTCGATATCGCAGATAAGAAACATCAGTATATGGGGAATGCAATGCTGCTTGCCCTTGTGACCGGGCAACGTCTTGGGGATATATCCAAAATGAAATTTAGCGATATCTGGGATGATCATCTGCATATCGAACAGGAAAAAACCGGCAGCAAACTTGCTATACCTCTTTCTCTTCGCCTCAATGCGATTAACTGGAGTTTACGTGATGTCGTTGCGCGCTGCCGAGATTATGCAGTTAGCCCCTATCTAGTTCACTTTTTCAGAGCAACATCTCAGGCAGAACGCGGCGCACAGGTAAAAGCTAACACCCTGACGATGAATTTTAGCAAGGCGCGGGATCAGGTCGAAATTGATTGGGGTGACGGTACACCAGCAACTTTTCATGAGCAACGTTCGTTGAGCGAACGTCTATACAATGAACAAGGAGTGGATACAAGAAAGCTGCTTGGCCATAAGACCCAGCAGCAAACAGATAAATATCATGATGACAGAGGTAAGGAGTGGCAAAAAGTAATTATTTAA